CGACAAAATCTCATTCCCAGCTTATGTCCAGCTCAAGCTTGACGGAATGCGATTCAACGCAATCGTTAAAGGTACAACGGTAGAATTTAGATCTCGCAATGGTAAAGAATTAAATATTCCTAACCCTGCATTCTCAGTACCATTTGTAAAAATGGCTGAACATTATAAACAAGACATGGTGTTCGATGGCGAGCTATTGATTGCAGACTTTGCAGGCAAACCCGTTAATCGACAAACAGGCAATGGTATTTTGTCTAAGTCAATTAAAGGCACAATGAATGAGATTGAAGCCGATAATGTTCGAGCAACATTGTGGGATGCCATTCCTTATACTTCATTCATCGAAGGTATTGATAATGAACAATATAACACTAGATTTGCTAAATTGCTTAATTCTATTTCCTATGTTAATAATCAATTTACTCAATTTAGACATTATGTATCTCCAGTATGGAATAAAGAAGTCAATGACCTTTATACTGCTCAAAAGATCTTTGAGAAGTTTCTTTCCGAAGGTCAAGAAGGTACTATTCTAAAATCTAAAACAGGTATTTGGCAAGACAAACGCTCCAAAGAACAAATTAAGTTTAAAGGCGAATTGGAATGCGAACTTAAGGTTGTTGATTGGGAAGAAGGCACAGGCAAAAACGTTGGCCGTCTAGGAGCATTGGTATGTGAATCGAGCGACGGTGTTATTCGAGTAAATGTCGGCTCAGGTTATTCGGACGAACAGCGTGATGAATATACCAAAAAAGTAATAGGAAAAATCATCACTGTAAAATATAATGCTCGTATTAAAGATAAATCTGGGGTTGAGAGTTTGTTCTTGCCCGTTTTTATCGAATTGCGTGAAGATAAAGATAAAGCGGAGTCTAGTAAATCTATCAAATAATTATAAATAATCGGGAAATGAGGATTTCATATGCCCGCAACAATTTATAACTTTCCTGAGAGACGAACCTACTATCGAGGTTACAAGATTCCTCTTTATACAGAAGAGGAAATCTTTTTGACTATTTTTGCTTTAAATATGTTTGGTAATGTTAAAGAAAACGTTACTGAAAAAACTCTAGAAAGCTATGAACCTATAGAAGTTATTAAAGCCTTATTAGAAGCCAAATCCTGTTTTGCACTATCTACAAAAGCAAAACATACTATAATGAATATACTTAAATCTATTGAAACATTGTGAATATATTTTACCTACATAATAATGTATATGAATGTGCTAAAATGCACCCAGACAAACACGTCGTGAAAATGATCCTCGAATATGCTCAACTTCTTTCTACTGCTCATCGTTATCTTGATGGCAATATCGTTACTGGCCACACTAAAACTGGTCGAAAACAAACTCGATATGTTCTTCCTGACGACCGCGATAATTTGCTTTATGCTTCTACTCATATCAATCATCCTTCAGCAATTTGGACTAGAAAGTCTCCAGAAAATTATCTTTGGCTAGCTAATATGCTAATTGCCTTATGTGAAGAATATACTTATCGTTATGGGAAAACACATAAGGTAGAACGTGACGGACTTTGCTATGTCCTGTTAAAAAATATTCCTAAGAATATAGGTAATGAAGGTTGGTCAGAACCGACTCCTGCTATGCCAGATGAATATAAGGTTCCTGGCAATTCTATTCAGGCATATATAAATTATTATGTAGGTGCTAAAAGGCATCTTGCGAATTGGAAAAAACGAACTATACCATCTTGGTATGTAATTAATTGAAAGGTAATTATGACAACAGACTCTCACCGCGTACCAGTTGAAGCTGGGTTTCACGATGCTCGCGGAACTATTCTCCCACTAACACATGGCGACGCTAATGTCCAAATGATTTGGTCTAAGGCAGGAGCCCTTCGTGCTAACCACTATCACAAAACAGATACTCATACTTGTTATTTGGTAACAGGTGAGATGATGTTCTATTGGCGCAATCATGGTGAGGATACAATTCACCGCGAACATTTTAAACAAGGCGATATGTTTAAAACTGGTCCATTGATCGATCATGAAATGGTTTTTGAAACTGATTCTATCATGGTTGTTATCTCAGAACACAAACGTGATGCTGATACCTATGACGAAGACATCGTAAGAATTGCTCCTCTCCATGAACAGTATGTTGAAGTATGATAGTTGCCGTGCATGCGGCAGTAAAGCATTATTCCCTTGGCTAGCACTACCAAATTCACCGGTTGCTAATGCCCTATTTGAAAAACCTGATTTCTATAGACATCCTCTAGAATTAAATGGTTGCTTAGAGTGTGGGCATTTGCAGTTAGCAGGAGCTCCTGATCCAGATGGTGTGTTTTCTACATATAAGTATAAGTCTGGCGTATCTGCATCTTTTAGAAAACATTTTAAAGAGTATGCTGCAGATATAGTTAACAAATATGGATTTGGTATTGATGGTCGAGTATTGGAAATCGGAAGTAATGATGGATACTTATTAGAAGAGTTTAAAAAGCAAAATTGCAGAGTAACGGGTGTTGAACCATCTGAGCATATGCTTCAAGAACATAATGACAAAGGTATTCCTGTCGTTATAGGATTCTTTACATCCGAAATGGTTGATAACTATAAATGGAACAGCTACTTTGATTATGTCTGCGCTAATAACGTACTTGCACATATTCCAAATACATTAGATGTTGTTAATGGCATTACTAAAGCTCTTCGTATCGGGGGCAAGCTAGTTGTAGAATGCGGCGATCAAGAAGGTATTATTAATGGTAAATTCTTAGACAATGTCTATCACGAACATATAGATTACTATTCATCTTATTCTTTTGCTAAACTACTTCAACGAGCAAATCTAAAAGTTATATCAGTTAAACCTGTAAATACACATGGAATTAGTTTTAGATTAATTGCCGAAAAAGTATTACCTCACGTTAACATAGAATTGCCGAAACCTAAAGTAAATTGGGCACAATCTAAAAAGGATGTTGAACAATTAATTAGCGATCGTGAAGATAAAATGAAAGCTTTAATTGGCGATCGTCAGTTCTTCGCATATGGTGCTGCTGCAAAAGCAGTTACGGCATTGTATACATTAAGTATGATTAACAATCAATTAATTGGTGTTGTCGATGACAATGAACTGAAACAGGGTTATTATTTCCCCGGTACAGATGTTTTAATTAAGCATCCAGAAACAATGCCTAAAGATGCGTTGGTTGTGGTAACTGCTTGGAATGTTTTTGATGACATTAAAGCAAAATTAGTAGAACGTGGCCATACTGGAGAAATAATCTGTATGCAATAATCTATGGTACTGGTAAATGGGCACAACTTATTGGTTCAAAATTAAATGCGCTAAAAGTTACCCCCGTTTACGTAGGTAGCAGAATATCGCCAGAAGTAATATCCCGAGACGAAGTAAAAAATGCTTCTTATCGGGATATGCCTGTCTTTATTGCCTCAGCAACACAATCGCATCTTAGCGATCTAAAACATTGTTTAGATTTACGACCAACTAAGATATTTGTGGAGAAGGGATTCTCCAATGCTGAAGAAAGAAAGCAAGCAACACAACTGGTAGGCAATATTCCCTCATATGTATTATCGCAACATAGATATTCCTCCATATTTGATCTTTTCATAAGTTCGCAGGATGTTAATCAAGTATATAAATGTACCTACACCTGGAAAATTGAAAACGATAATGTTTCTGAATTTTTATATCATATATCATCGCTGGATGGATATTTAAGAAAGAAACAAACAGAAATATATAACAGTAATTTTGGTAACTACAACATAGATGATATATCTAGTTATAATATAGTTGAAAGTCCTTATAGGATTTTAAAAATACAAATTCAATCTCGTCTTTATGATGCTACCTTTAAAATTGGAGCATATAATAACGTAGTAATGAAACAAAAAGATTCTAAACAAAAAATTGTTATGACATCTTATTCTGAGGATAATTTAGGTAAGATGATATATAATGTTTTAGAGAAAAATAGTAAAATACGACTTGAGAGGATATAATGAATATTTTAATTTTAGGCGGTGATGGTTTTATTGGATATCACCTAAGTGAATCGATTCTTGAAGATAGTAGATTCGATAATGCAAAAATTGTCAGTGTGGATTTATATAATAATCGTACACATATGCTACCTAAAGATAGCAGACACGTCTTTCATCAATTAGATGTTATTAAAGAACGTAACAAAATAGATGAACTAATTGCAGGGTGTGATGTATTATTACCTTTCGTTGCTATCGCAACTCCTAAGCTATATGTTGAACAACCATTACGAGTTTTTGAGTTAGACTTTGAAGAAAATCTTCGAGTAATTAAATTAGCCCAAAAATTGGGCAAGCGAGTTATATTTCCATCTACATCTGAAGTATATGGCAAAGGCGAAGCACCATTTGACGAAGAAACCACAGACTTAGTATATGGGCCAATTAAATATTCTCGATGGATCTATGCCTGTTCTAAACAATTATTAGATCGTGTTATTTTTGCGTTGGATCAAAAAGAAGGAATGCGATTTACATTGTTCCGTCCCTTCAATTGGTTAGGTCCATATCTTGATTCTTTAGATGCAACGTCTGAAGGATCGTCTCGTCTAATTACACAGTTAATGGGTGATGCGTTACAACGAGGCGAAGTTACTTTAGTCGACGGTGGTCATCAGAAACGATGCTTTACAGATGTACGAGATGGTGTAGCTGCACTTAAAGAAATTCTTTTACATGAAGATATCGCGCAAGGCAAAATCTACAATGTAGGAAATCCTTGGAACAATCTATCAGTTCGTGAAGTATCAGAACAATTGATTGTTAAATTAAAAGAACGTAAAATGGTAGACAATGTCCAGATTAAAGTTAAATCTAGCGGCGACTTCTATGGCGCGGGATATCAGGATGTATCTAATAGAGTTCCAAGTATCAATGCTATCGGCAATGATTTAAATTGGACTCCTAAATACACGTTTGCCGAATCATTGGATAATATTTTAAATACTGTTCAATCTAAAAAGCCATTATAATATATAATGGTATAGGAGTTAATTAATGCCTTTTTACGATTTCAAGTGTTCTGAGTGCGCAGATGTGTTCTCAGTAAGTTGCCGTATAGCAGAGAAGGATAATCAAGAATGTCCTTCTTGTCGCTCAAACAAATATGAACACCACCACACAGCTATGCCAGGCTTTGGTGACCCTGTCCGTTTAGGCATTAGGACAGTGGATAATGGGTTCAGAGAAGTATTATCTAAGATTGGCTCAAACAATGGTCGTCTAGCCAATCTTAAGGATAAATTGAGTAGGAAATAAATCATGGTAGTTTGTCTATTATCACCCGAGGAGGTCAATACTTAAACGTGTTGCCTCCTCTCTTACTATCCAAAGAGGAAGCTCATGGCAAAAACTAAAACCAATCTTCAGATCCAATCTAATCAAACACCTCAACTTACATTAACAAATAATAAGTTGAAATTGAGTTTAGATGATATGAAAACTATCAAGCCATTAACAGATAATCAGAAAGGATTTTTTGAATCTTATGATAAATCAAAAATTATGTTATTGCATGGTGTTGCAGGAACAGGCAAAACATACATTGCTCTTTATCACGCTTTAGAAGAAGTTTTAGACAAGACAAATCAATATCAGAAAGTAGTAATAGTTAGGTCAGCAGTACCTAGTAGAGATATCGGACATTTACCGGGAGACGAAAAAGAAAAGACAGAAGTTTATACAGAACCCTATGTAGAAATTTGTAAAGATTTATTTGATAGACCAGATGCATATCAAAGACTTGTTGAACAAAAAGCAATACAGTTTATGATTACATCTTTTGTTAGAGGTATTACCTTAAGCAATTCTATCATTGTTGTGGACGAATGTCAGAATATGACAGACATGGAATTGAATTCCATAATGACTCGTATCGGACATAGATCAAAGATCATATTCTGCGGAGATTTCAGACAAACAGATTTGTATAAAAAGGGAGATATGTCGGGATTAAAGAAATTTATAACAATCGCAGATATGATGCCTAATTTCAAAACATTTGAGTTTGGGGTTGATGATATAGTTAGATCTGCTATAGTTAAGGAATATATATTAGCAAGGTTAAAATACGAAACCCAGTATGAAATGGGTTAATAACTATAATAAGGAGTACCTATGAGTTTTGAATTCGAATTCACAGAAGAAAAATTAAAAAAATGTTTGTCTAGAAACAAAAATATACCTGAATTGTTTAAGACATTTAATACAGTGTTACCAAAATATGAAATAAACACTGTAGATAGGGTCTCAGCATTTTTGGCACAATGTGGCCATGAATCATTAGACTTTACGGTTCTAAAAGAAAATTTAAATTATGGCGCGAAAGGTTTACTAGGATTGTTTAAAAAATATTTTCCGAATGAAGCTTTAGCTAAAGAATATGAACGCAAGCCTGAAAAGATTGCAAATAGAATTTACGCAAATAGAATGGGCAATGGACCAGAGTCATCTGGAGACGGTTATGCGCATAGAGGCCGTGGCGCAATTCAATTGACAGGTAAACTAAATTATCAAGCATTTGCAAATTCTATTGGCCTTTCTTTAGAAGACGCAATAGAATATTGCGAAACTTTGGATGGTGCTATTGAATCCGCATGTTGGTTTTGGAGTAAAAATAAATTGAATGCCATTGCTGATAAGAATGACATTGTTCTATTGACAAAAAGAATCAACGGTGGTACAATAGGTTTAGAAGATCGTAAAAAGCACTGGGAACATAATAAAGAAGTTCTCGCAGACTAAAAGGAAAATTATATTATGACAATGCAACTAGATGTGAAAATGTTTCTCGATGCATGTGAACAAAAGCCTTCTCAGGAAAATGTTCATTTGTATCGAGGATTAATCGCTGAAGAATATGATGAATTTCAGCATGCAGTAGTTATGCGCGATGAAGTCGAACAACTTGATGCTTGTATGGATATGATCTGGGTTATACTCGGATATTGCCATATGAAAGGTTACGATATTAAAGGAGCTTGGGAAGAAGTTGCTAATAGTAATCTAAGTAAAATTGATTATAAAACGGGCAAAGTCATTCGCCGCGAGGATGGCAAAATTTTAAAACCTGAAGGTTGGGCGCCTCCAAACTTAACTAAATTTATATAATGTTTAATCACATACCGTTGGAGTTACCTAAACTCCAACGTGTAACCAATAGCGATGGCTCCAGAGTATATGCCACTCCTTCGGGTAAGAAATATCCATCGGTCACTACTGTCACAGGATTACTTAAAAAAGATATAATCAACGAGTGGCGCAAAAGAGTAGGTGACGAAGAAGCAAATAAAATATCAAGTAAAGCTGCTAAACGAGGCACACGAATTCATACACTTTGCGAAAAATATCTTCTTAACGAGGAAGTTTCTGCAGAAATGTTTGATAATGAAATGTGGAATTCGTTAAGGCCTCTTTTAGATGACATAGATGATATATATGCTTTAGAACAACCTTTATATTCTGACCATTTACAAGTTGCAGGAACTGTAGACTGTATTGCTAGGTATAAGGGTAAGTTATCAGTAATAGATTTTAAATCATCTAAAAGAATAAAGCACAGAGATGATATTCACGATTATTTTATTCAATGTTCTGCATATGCTGTTGCATTTGAGGAACTTACAGGAATTCCTGTACCAAGATTGGTTATTCTAATGGCAGTAGATGATGAGAAGCCATTGGTCTTTAATGAGAAACGAAATGACTGGATTGAAGAATTTAAAACACTTAGATTAGAATATAAAAGGCAGAAAGGTATATAAAATGTTTAAAGACGATTTATATGAGGTTGTTCGAGGAGCGTTATCTAAAGATTTGTGTCAGCATTTAGATACAGAATTTGAATTATTAAAGCAGCTAACCTATTTACAGGGTGGACAAAGCGAAGAAAACAAATTTATGTTTGGCGATAGTCAAGTTACAAATAGTTTTGCTTATTACGGGGCACTATGCTTTGAATCCTTAGCTTTGCAGATGCAACCGTTGATAGAAAAGATTACAGGCAAATCTTTGTATCCGACATATACATATGCGAGGATTTATTATAACGAAGCAACAATGGCAATACATAAAGATAGACCAAGCTGTGAATTTTCAGCAACAATTAATATTACGATAGATGAAAAGCCATGGGAAATTTGGTTTGAGAATTTGCAAGGTGAGCATAAAGCAGTTGAATTATATCCCGGCGATTTAATTGTATATAAAGGCGATACATTGAATCATTGGAGAGATGCTTACAAAGGTCAGCGACAAACACAAGCATTCCTACATTATGTAGACAAAAAAGGTAAATATAGAGATTATAAATTTGACAAAAGACCACACTTAGGTCTATCCGCAAATGCAAGGAGCGTCAATTTATGAGCACATTAAAAGAACTAACTGCAGATAAACATAGAGAAGCAGAGTCTCAACCTTTTCTAAAAACAATTTTTGCCGGCAATGTAGATGAAGCAAAATATACGGACTATCTATATCAATTATTATTGGTGTACCAAACTTTAGAGAATTATGCAGATGATTTGAATTTGTTTGAGGGTATTGAAGATATAAAAAGATCAAGAATGATTGAGCTGGATTGGGTAGAACTATTAGGAGATGCTCCTAGCGGACATCTAAACAAATCAACTATCAATTACTTAGATTATATTAATAGCATTAAGAACGATAAACAAAAGCTCATGGCTCATGTTTATGTCAGACATATGGGTGACCTATTCGGCGGGCAAATGTTAGCGAAGTTATTGCCCGGTAGTAATCATATGTATAAGTTTAATGATGTACCTAACCTTATTAAAGGCATTAGATCTAAGCTTGATATATCACTTGCAGATGAAGCTAATGTAGCTTTTGACTATAATATAGATATGCTAAAAGATTATAATGATTGAAATTTGGCCACAGGCAAATGATTTTGCCAATAAGCTAATTGATAGCTTTAAACAATATGATAAAGAAGATATTGATGACAAATATTATCATATAGATAAAAATTTTAGATGGGAAAATTACGTTTGGACCAGTAAAAATTTTAGACGAGCTCATATTGAAATTGTAGACGCAACTGAAAGTAAAAAGATGTGGGTTATGCATATGTGTATATTCCCGCATTACAATGACCCGTCACCTATATTTGGTTTCGATATTGTTTGTGGTAAGAATAAAATTACTGGTGCATTTCATGATTTTTCAAAAGTAGATGATTGTTATTTGTACAAAACATATCTAAATAGAATGGAAGGGTTGAATTGGTCTAAACCTAGAGAATTGCCTGATTGGGCAAAACAAATATTCAGTCCACAAATGTTGGCAGTTGGTAATATTCAAACACAAGAAGAATTTGATCAACTAACAAAAACAGTTATTGACAATCTGCAATTATACATTTATAATATAGGTGTTAGGTATGCAGATAAAGATTATAAAGAACAACATAATCATTATTGTAAATATCAAAAAATGAATCCTCATACACCTGCTATGATGGTAAACTTTGGCGTGAATAAAGATGTCTTTACTCAATTTATGAACGATGTCTTATTCCAGGAAAAACATGAATAACGAATTAGAACCATATATCTTAACCGATAGTTTAGTAATAACCAAAAAATTTAGATCCCCTAATGAATTTTCTCTTTACATTGAGGAACGAGTAGCTAAAGAAAGTATCGGCTACATGGATGCAATTATACAATACTGCGGAGAAGTTGACATTGATGTTGAATCTATATCTAAATTGATTAATCAATCTCTAAAGGATAGAGTACAATTAGAAGCAGAAGAAGGTAACTACTTTAAAAAGAGGGGAAAATTACCACTGTGATTATGGACGAATATTCAGTATACAAAATGTACTTGGCTCTTAAATTACATTTCACGACAGATAACTACGATGTAATTAAACAAAAGGGCAGAGTAAGAGCAAGCCGTCAAGCGTTTGCTAAACGTAAAGATATATTCTCTATTAGAAAAGTTTCTAAAACTTATTCGGACGAACAAGTAGCAAATTTCTTAGTTGCTAACTTTACATCCGGAGATCGCTGGGGCGGTTTATTTGATTCTGAAGCTAACGAACGCTATACAGAATGGCAAAAGCGAGTACAGAGTTTATCCTATATTTTCAGCAACGATCTAGAAGCAATTATGGAAGAGTTGGAATCTAAGAATAAAACTTTTGATTACGCTTTTGAGATTTCTAAAAATCAACATCCATATATAATTAAAGCATTTTTAAGGAAAACCATAACCTTAGAAACGCTTGTTATTCTAGAAAAGATAAATCCTTTTTTAGATAAATTTGATACTCATCTTAACACCGATATTATGTGGCCGGATATTTCCAGATTGATAAGAAAGTACAAACCATTTTTACAATTTGACAAGGAAAAGTATAATGGAATACTTAGACGAAGAGTTGAACGTGACAGCTCAGAAGATTAACAATCTAGAAAAAGAACTAGATATAACTAGACATCTATTAGAACAAACGATAATGTCACTTAAGGAAACACAACGTTATCTTATGAAATTAGCTTATACTCAATCAGATCTAACAAAGAAGGTTGCTACATGGCCTTTTATTACTGTATCTGATAAGGATGAATAATTTAGGAGTTTATTTAAAATTTAATATGAGCATTAAAAAAAGAAATATGGATTTGGACCGAGAGAAAAAATTTCGGACAATTAAGAAGAAAAGTGCTATAGACAAGCATAAGAATCTTATATATAATATTGCATCATCTAAAAAAATTGATGATGACAATGGAGAGTTAGATTATGATTATTCGACAGTACTCAAAATCAAACGACGTTAATACAAAACATACTTTTTATACACCGTTAATACGAAAGGCAAATCATGGCATTTACATCACTATCTGATCTTAGAAAATCCCGCGGCGGATTCGACTCTTTAATGAAAGAGGTAGAAAAGATCGCCAATCCCCAATCCGAATCACGTGGCGCAGATGATCGCTACTGGCAACCAGAAGTCGACAAGGCAGGTAACGGCTACGCTGTTATTCGTTTCCTTGCACCACCTAAAGGTGAAGAACTTCCTTGGGTTCGAGTTTGGAATCATGGATTCAAAGGCCCAAGCGGCAAGTGGTACATCGAGAATTCTCTTACAACCTTAGGCAAAGCAGATCCTGTTTCTGAATACAACACAGAACTATGGAACTCTGGCTCCGAGGCAAATAAAGAAATTGCTCGTCAACAAAAGCGCAAGCTAAGTTACATTACTAATATTTTAATCGTTAAAGACCCAGCTCATCCTGAGAACGAAGGTAAAGTATTCCTTTATAAATTCGGCAAGAAAATCTTTGATAAGATTAAAGACGTTGCTGAACCTCAGTTCGAAGATGAAAAACCAATCAACCCGTTTGATTTCTGGGAAGGCGCAAACTTCAAGTTGAAGATTCGCAATGTCGAAGGTTATCGCAATTACGATAAATCTGAATTCGATGGCATTAGCTCTATCTCAGAAAGCGACGATGAAATCGAAGCAATTTGGAACAAGCAACATTCTTTGACACAGTTCTTGGATGAGAAACATTTTAAATCTTATGACGAATTGAAGAAGAAATTCGAGATGGTTATGGGATTGAATGGTGGTGGCGCTGCTTCAACAAAACGAGCAGACGAGACTAATCTAGATGGCATTCAAGAAACACCTAAGTCTGCATTTACACAAAAGGCAGAAAAGGCGCCTGTTAAAGCGCCTCCTAAAGAAGTAGACTTTGATGATGACGACGAGTCACTATCCTATTTTGCTAAATTAGCAGAAGATTAAACTAAAGCTCCTTTCTAAGAACTTAGTTTAAACCCCGCATAACGCGGGGTTTTTTAATGTACAAATTATCTAAGCTTACCGTATGTGATTTTATATAAATCCAGTGTTGCTTCATGTATAGATTTAGGAGCTGCTGCGGAAAATGGCATAGGTGCACTTGCTGTTTGATTATTGTTATTGTTGATTTGTGTTATAACATCACCAGCTTTATCCATACCTGCACCCACTAAATCTGCAGTTTCAGACGCCATTTCTTTTAATACTTTTGCAGTCGCGGTGCCTAAACCTGGGGCTAAGTCTAACATTTCTGTTTTACCGTCGACAGTTATCGGAAATTGAAAAGCGCTATCTATAAGCGATATAGTTTTATCTCCCAATGGAGCTAAAAAGTCATCAACAAGAGAAAGTGCCGATTTAGCCATTTTGCTAAAACCGTCTTTCATAGTTTTTATAGAATCTTCCACTAAATCTTTGCCCTGCTGCAAATAAAAATCTGTCATACTCGGATAATATTTTCCATCCGAACCTTTAAACATTTCTTCTCCAGATTCACTAAACATACCGGGAATAGGTTTTACAGTATTTTTACTCATATCCTTTTTTTCTTGCATCAATTCTCTTCGAGGATCCGTTTCAGCAAATTTTTTACGATTTTCATTTGCTTTTTCTTTTTGTATCATGCCTTCAAGTATTTTGTCTTCTTCTGGGCCGGTCATATTGGCAATTGACAATGCAGTTGCGCCAAAGCCCAACATACTAAACAGTGCGGCTAAATTGCTGCCTCGAGCTGCAGCTGCAGCTGCGGCTGAAGTGGCTCTGCCTCCAGCTGCAGCTGAAGTGGCTCCTGATCTAGTAGTTTCTCTTAGTATTTTTGCATCTTCTATAGCTTCACTAGCATTAGATAATAAAGGAAATCTTCCTCTGGGTAATCTTTTTTGACTATTGGGGGGACTGGTTGTTTTTTCTCCGTTAACAACTACAGGTGGTATAGCGCCGCCGCCGCTACTAGGCGAGCCTTGTCTATTTTTATTAAGATCAAAATCACCCCCTCCAAAAGCTTTAGTAAGTTGGTCAAGAACAAATTTGATGCTGGCAAGAATACCTGTTAATACACCTGCTATTGCTGCACCTATAGGACCTGCTAATGCCGCAATAGCCGAAACTACTGATCCCGCTAATCCGACGATTCCTGTTATTATCCCGCCTATTGCACTAATAATTCCTGTGCCTAATACTGCCCCAAAGCCTGTAAGTGCCCCCAATAAACCTTTAAGTAATCCACCGCCACCGCCACCTCCGTCGCTGCCGTTTATTCTTTCGGCAATAGCAGTAGCTAGTAATTCACGTTCTTTGGCTCTTGCGCTGTCTGAATATTTTTCTCGTATAAATCCAATATCGCTACTAACTAATTCTGTTAGACTAAGTATTTGCGATGTATCATCCATCATCTTTTGTTGATATTTAGATGGACCAAATAATTTACCCATCATATTTCTAAAGAATCCCTTATCGTCGGAATTCTTATTAGAATTATTTCCTACATTTGGTCTTTCTCTAAAATTGCTCTTATTCTTTTCAAAGTATTTTTTGATTTCTGAAAGATTAGATCCTTGGCCTTGCAATAATGTTTTTCCCATCTCTTGCATGTCTTTTCGAAGACTTTGAAACTCTTTGTTTTGTTTCATTAGTCTGTCGGAAACAGTATGTAATACTTTAGTTTGTCCTTGCAAGTTCTGCGTTTGTGCATTTACAGCTTCAAGCAATATTCTATCAGTATTAGTAACACCCTGAGGATTTTGAGGTAAGGCCATTTTTATTTACCGCTCTTTAGTTGTTTTTGTTTAAGTTTTTCATTTTCTTCACTAACATGATTAATTAACATAGTAACGTAAATATCTCTTTCCCATGGAATCATATTTTCTATTTCGGTTAAAGAATAATGATGATGCTGCATCAATGAAAAGTTTAACTGAAAATAGTTAAGAAGTCCTTCATGGGAAAGAGTTAGACGAAAAAATTCTGTAATCCCTCAAGCGTCAATTCATTGTGAGCACCACACGAAGGACAATCCTGTTCAACGTGTTGTACTACTTTTGGCATAGTTACAAAGAAGTTTTCTAACATTCCAAATTGTGCTTTGGAGAATCCATTAACAAACTCTGTCAATTCCTCTGTAGTATAATCGTCGTATATTTTCTCTTCGGTATAAATTGCTTTAATACATTTACACAACAAATCTACAATCTTATCAGATTTAAAGTTTTGATAAATTTCGAGCATCTCTTCAAATTTAGGATACCGCATTTCAATCATGATCTTATCTGTGATATTAAGTTTTGATGAATGATCTTTATCTTTTTTAACTTCTGCCTTTGTTATATCTAAGTCAAAGTTAATTTTATTTTCGCAATTATTACATTGTAAAGATAGATTCGCAGTTTCACCTATTGACTTTGCTCTCATATTAAGGAAGATATATTCTACATCAAAGTTTGCTACTTCTTCCATATTCAATTTATTGAACGTGCATATATCTACTAATTCAGTTATTACTCGTTGAATCTCTTCATTATCCGATTCCAAAGCTGTTAAAAGAATTTTATATTCTCTAACTAGGAATGGTCGATACTTTATCTTTTCTCCGGATGAGGGTAAAGTCAATTCATATGTTGGGGTTTCTAATTTAGGCAATGCCATTGTATATCCTTTTCAGTTATTTGCCCGAATTCCAGGCTTTTCTTTCTTCAGATGTAAGCGGTCCTCTTCTAGACAAACCGTTGTTAAATTCATTTCGTTCTTGTTGAGTTAGAATTGTTGTTACCGGTCTTCTATTATTGCTTCCCGGCAAAATAATACCGCTCGACATTTTTGCAGCTATCCATTTTCTATAAGCAAATGTTACATTTAATTTATGTACTTGATTTTGCGTGCTATTATTTAATTCCATCATAGCAACAGACCTTGGGAACGCTTCTATCAATTCCACTGCATATGTAATATTATTCTTTTCATCTAATTGATCTATTTTTATAGATGCAGCATATTCGGATTGATAACTAACATAGTATTGATTCGGGTTTACAATCTTAGCCATCCAAGAGTCAAAGAATGCCTTTACTTCCATTTGTTGATCTACAAGGAACGTCATAGATATTCCTTCTCCACCATAATCAGTACCAACTGGTCTTTGATATGCAGGACCAATAATTCTTTGTTGTTTTACATTTATTGTCTGTGTTGGAAGATTCGCAGATTCACAAAATAAACTAACAAGACGAGAATTTTCAGATGTTAAACTATATGGACCTAACTCGGAGGAAGCTATAGACGGAGGAACAAGAATGTTAACCTCAAATCTATTTGGTTTAGCTAAACCTCTAGTTCTAACTTCTGCTTTAAATTTATCCAATGAGTGAATTGCCATTAATAGTACCCGTTTTTCTTTTTAGTTTCTTGCCAGACTTTTTCTTTTTTCACTTTTCTAAAACTCTCAACAGGCAACATGGATGCAGTAATCCAATCGTTATAATTTATCTTTAAAAATCTGGATCTTAAGTGATCATTTAAATAATGCTTTACACAAGCGGTTGCTGCCAAATACTTAGATGAACTATTTAGTATTTGCCAAGAAATTTCAATTCTAGTTTTTTCTGTTATTTTTTTATCTGTAGTAAGTTTACTCAGCTCTCCTAATAATCTAAATCTAGCTAAGTATGGTAAATAGTGTAGGTTGATACCTAGGAACCCGTCAGGTACAGTTCTGAAAGGCAAAACTAGAGGAACCGCATCATAATAGGGCAATGTCTCTTTATATTTAGGATCGTACATAAAAAGGTACATATTGCCCGGAACTATTCTAGAAGATAGTTTTTCATTTCTAATTAATTGTATACCCGAAAGGTTGGATCCTAAGTTTCTAACTTGATCTCTGTACCATTGGTATGATTTCCGAGCATCCCCGGCATTCATATTAACTTGTTGGAATATATTATCCGCCATCTACTAATCCTAAATCTTTTTCGGTTAACACCATGAACTTCATGTTTCTATCCTGACAGAATTCGAATGCTGCTTTCCATTTAGCTTCATTTACGCCATATTGGAATACTTCATCTATAAACCTTTTAGTTTTCCTTGCGGGAATTGCTGGCGGTTTAGTGAATCTTTCAGGCTTTATTTCTATCAAGTATTTTTGAGTAGCACCAGTTTTGTTCTTAATTTTGATGTAAAAATCTACAAAGTACCGATGCACTTTTCTATCAACAGGGGATATGTATGGAACAATTACGGTTTCAGAGCCCCACTCCTGAACCGACGAATTTAGATCGCACCACTTCATAAATCGCAGCTCCCACAACGAACGATATACTATATTGTTAATATCGCCGTGATATTTTGCAGGATTCTTGGCCCTAAACTTGCCCTTGTAGGTTTTGGTGTACAACATCTAATATAAATAATAATGATTCAACAATATTTATAAAGAAAACGATGGCTAATATCCGGGACAGAAGAGATCAAGATAGATCAGAAAATGGCGAGCTGGAGTTTCAAAATCAAAATAGTTATCTAAGTGAGTATCGTATTGGTACTCTAGAATATCCAGAAGGATTGCGACAAAACCCAGATTTGCAGCATTGGGTTGCTTTCTATATTAATACAAGAGATAAATCGATAGTTGGAAATAAACCATCTTCTTCATATACATCATCGGCCGCCGGTGATACTAATTACGTGGATAAAAAAGAACAAGATAGAGTAAATTTACTAAACAACAGTGGCTCTAAATTATCACAGGATGCGTTGGCATCTACAATACCGGTCGTTCGAGAAAATGCGGGTAAACTCGCAGGTGCAATTACCTTTATAACCAAAATAGGTACAGGTTCTAAGATTAAGGATGCTGTTACAGCTTCGGTTTTGGTTGGAACTACCGCGAGAGTTTTCGCAGAAGCGACAAAAAATTTAAATTTGCCGTCTTTTACTTCAGGAAGCACTTCTAGATTAAAAGACGTAATCACTCTGCATATTGAGGAAAGACCATCTGTTAAATACGGAGTCAATTACGCAGATACAGATATGGGACTTTTAACAGGTCTATTAGTTGAAGGATCTGCGGCAGCTACTGCAGGGAATTTGAAGGGAGCTTTGCCAGAAATGCAGGCAAGATTCATAAGATCCTTGTTAAAGGTACCTGTATTAAACAATATAACAGAACTCGCTACCAGAGAAAGAACTAATCCTTTTAGAGAAGTTTTATTTGAATCCGTTGATTATAGAACATTCAATTTTAGATATAGATTTTTTCCAAAAAGTTTTAATGAGTCTGAAAAGATTAAATCTATTATCGACACATTTAAAATACACATGCACCCTCAATTATCCGAACAAAAATTGTTCTATCTTTATCCTTCGGAATTTGATATAGAATATATGTACGGAGATAAGGCTAATCCATATCTACACAAACTTGCAAGATGTGCACTAACAGATATGTCTGTAGAATATGGCGGAGAGCAATTTTCAACACATTCTGATGGGTCGCCTGTCGAAATAGGATTGACATTAACGTTCCGAGAATTAGAACAAATGACCTCAGAAAGAGTAAAAAATGGCTACTAAACTTTTTGATCTGTTTCCTAAAATTTCGTATACTTTAGACGACGAAGAAACTAATCAAGTTGTTACTGATATTTTTAAAAGAATTATTCTTTCTAAAGAATTTCAAGAAAATAATTCTTATTTTGATCTTTATGATATTATGGATGGAGAAACCCCTGAAGAAATTTCTTATAGATTTTATGGAACTCAGGATTTACATTGGCTAGTACTAATGACCAATAATATTATAGATCCTAGATTTGAATGGCCTGTGTCAGAAGCAGAATTAATAAAAAGAGTTGAGAGTAAATACGGAACAGAAAAAGATATATTTACTGTTAATAGAGCCGTTAATCCTGCAGGCTATCAAATAGAAACATATTTTATTTTGTTACAGGAATCCACTCACAAAAAACCTAAAAGATTAATACTGGAAGGCGTAGACGATGGCGGAATCAATATTCCAATTTCTTATAGAGACACAATAGTTGGCACTGAATATCAAAGTAATTTTGAAGTAGAACAAACAAAAAACGAAACTTACAGACGTATCAAAATTTTAAAATCTTCTGTAGTTCAAGATGTTTTATTAAGTTTTAATAATATAGCAAGCACATAATGCTAGAATCTCAATTTCTTCAAAATCCCGGCCAGGTAGAAATAAAAAATATTGTTTTGTTGTCTTCGCCGAAGGGAACATATGTTAATTTATTAGATTACCTAGTAGAAATAAACATTTATGAAAGTTTGTTTAGTGGTTCTGTATCTGGGACAATAACTTTGGCTGATAGTACTAATTTAATATCCATGATGCCATTAATGGGTGAAGAATTGTTATTCATGAATATTAAAACACCGGGCATGGAGGATAAATTTAGCATATATAAAACATTCAGAATATATGCAATATCTGATAAAATTTATGGCGATGATGCCAGCAAATTAATATACCATTTAAATTTTACAACAACAGAAACATTTAATGATTTAAACAATCCTATATATCGAGCTTTTGAAGGTACCCCATCTCAAATAATTACAAGAATATATGAAGATTATTTACAAGCTGATAGAAATGTTTCTTTAAGTAAAAATTTAGATGAGACTAAAAATCCTTTGACTATATTAGACAATCCTACAAATAAAATAAAGTTTGTAAGCCCAGGATGGACTCCTATACAATGTATTAATTGGATTGCTAGTAAGTCTGTCCCACAAAATAAAACTTCTGCAAATTTCTTATTCTGGGAAACAACAAAAGGATTTTATTTTGGTAGCACGAATACATTATTCAATAATTTGGAAGAAGTGTCTTTAGGTGAGTATGTTTACTCTGAATCATATATCAATACATTATCTATAGATGAAAGACCATTAGCAATGTTTGCTATAAAATCTATGATTATTGAGAAATCTTTTGATCAATTGGAAAATACTATGACAGGATATCTATCTAATAGATTGTTGGATATTGATTTATATAATAAACAATATAACGAAAATGATTATGACCATATAGATAGATTTGAAGATTATCCCCATTTAAGTGAAGGAACTTCTATTCCATTAGCTTATAAAAATATTACAAGAAATCCAAAGTCGCATATACGAGTTAATTATAGTACGCCAAAGTTGCATTCAAAAATAGAAAATAATTTTGACGAAGTAACAAAGTATATTTTTGGAAAGAGACGAGCCAGCTTAGTGGAATTAGGAAATTTTAAAATGCAAATTGTAATACCCGGAAGAACAGACATAGAAGCGGGGACAGTTATAAAAATTAAAATTCCAAAGAAAACTCCGGGTCCGCTTGGCAATGAGGATAGAACCAGTTACGAATCAGATCCTTTATATTCTGGATATTATCTAATAACAGACGTTGCTCATAAGATAAATCCTAAATCACATTTCACAACATTAACAATTACAAAAGATTCATTCTCGAAAAAAGCATATGATGGGATATCCTCATGATAATAGATAATTCTTTCACGTGGTGGACAGGTGTCGTAGAGGATAGAGACGATCCTGAAAAATTAGGTAGATGTAGAGTACGAATATTTGGGTATCATACTGCAGATACAAATTTATTACCTACATCAGATTTACCATGGGCTATTCCTTTACAATCTATTACATCGGCAGCAACTTCTGGTTTAGGACATACCCCTGTAGGTATCGTTCCTGGTACATGGGTTATGGGATGGTTCTTAGATGGTGAAGAGGCGCAGAGACCTTTAATATTAGGAACTATTGCAGGCAAACCTATTACTTCTGCAGATGCCGTTAAAAAATTAGCTCAACAAGAAATAGAAGTTGGTTTTTTTAAAGCATCGGATGGAAAGGTAATTCGAGACGAAAATAATAATCCTATTGTTGTACCTACAAATACGACGAGCGGAATAACTGCACTACCGCCTTTAAGTGTGAATGATATAGAAATATTATTTAAAGCTATTGCAGTATCTTTATCTAATAATAATATTAGTACAGAAAGCACTACAGGCAATTTAGGCAAATATCAAATTAGTGTTTCTAGATTAATGGAATTGGGATATATTAATAGACAACGAGAAGATTCTATCCCCGAAGAATGGGCAAATTTTGCAGAAAATTGGACCGGGCAAAACGGCATAAAAACAAAGGCAATGTTTTTAGCAAATGAGAACGAACAAGAAATAGCTATGTTTGCTTCTATTAAAGAACATTATAATACTTTAATACGACTAGAAAAAATAACAGAAACGGATAATTATAGAAACGTTGCGGGATTATTAACTGTTGCTCATGTCATGGGTGTTAATAATGCGGACAAATTAAATAAGAAAACTGAAACAGGAGTAAGAGCTAAAGATTATTTTGTACTAGGAAATAGTGCTTTGGGTGGAATAGAAACTGATTTTGTAAAATCTTTAGATAGTGCAGGTAATTATTTGCCATCGGTCAATGATAATTCAAATGTATTAAATAACGATGAACTAAGAAAATTGCAAGGGTTCCAAGATCCAAATAAAAAATATCCTAAAATAGAATATGCAAATGTTAGTGATATTAATAAATTAGCAGTAGGTGATACGTCTCACCTGTCTCTTTTAATAAAAGAAAATAAAAGAATAGATAAAATCCCAATTACAGGAACTCCTAAGACATGGGATGAACCTTCATCTGCGTATGGTGCAGTATATCCGTACAATCAGGTTATAGAAACAGAAGCGGGACACGTAATAGAATTAGATAGTACTCCGGGCGCAGAAAGAATACAAGTATTTCATAAAAGCGGAACTTATATAGAGGTAGATGTTAATGGTACAATGGTTAGAAAAACCGTTGGCGATAATTATGAGATATTAGATAGAAATAATTTTACATATATTAAAGGTGCCCACAATTTAACCGTTGAAGGGCAAACCAATATTTTTGTCAAGGATGATGCAAAGATAGAAGTGGATGGCGATTTATCTGTAGTTGGGCACGGTAAAACATCTGTTGCTACAGCAGGAACCGCATCTGTTGTTGCTGAAAATTTTATTGTATCCGCCGATAAAAGTATTACGATGGTTACGAATGGAGACTTTAATATACAGGGTAAAGATATTAATCTGTATGCTAAAGGTGGTTCTATGACACAAAAAGCATCTGGCGATATTTCTATGGAGTCGGGAACAACAGGTACATTTAGTATAAAAGGTGGATTGGCATTATTATTAGATGCAGCAATAGTTAAAACTAAAATGGGTGCCAATAGAGTAAGAGAAATTGCATACGCAGTATTACCAAGACCATCTAGTAAAACTCCGGATAATACTGAAGTACCAGTATTGCCAAGAGAAATATTAGCCAAGTCTAATTACTTATTTGATTCTAATGAAGATAATGCTAGCACATATCAACAGCTATTAGAAAAATCTGGATTAATTAATAGCAAAATGAGGACTAAAATTTCCACTACAGATTCAACTTCTCAAAATTCTAGTAGTACGGGCAATCCCGAATTAATTGTAAATTCGGATCTTAACGAAATAAGACAATTTAAATATTTTCCAAGATCATTTATATTATCCAAAAAAGAAAATAGAATATTTACACTTGGGGATATGTTACAAGATGGCGGTTTAACAGCGCAACGAGGATTAACAGAACAGCAAATTGTTTATAATTTAAAACAACTAGTAGTTAATTGTTTAGATCCTATTAAAGCCAAATATCCAGATATGAAAATAACCAGTGGCTTTAGATCTAGTACTTCTCAAGTATTCGGAAGTATATCCGAGAAAAGCGATCATGGATTGGGTGCAGCTGCAGATATTAAATTTACTAATACAGATAAACGAGAATATAAAGCAATTGCAGAATGGATCGTAGCAAATGTTCCACACCGACAGATAATATTAGAATATTACTTTCAACCCGGAAGTAGTAAATTAAAATCTGCTTGGATTCATGTATCATTTTTAACATATGATGGATCTTTGGTAAAATCTTCATATCCTAACGTACAAACATTCGTTAACCATCAGTCTAAATATACTAAATTGGTTAACTTGGCATAATAAATAATCATATGGCAACCTCAAGAGATATAAAACAATTTTCAGATTTAGACCTTTCTTTTAAGGCTAATCCGTTTACTAAAGATTTATACTTAAAAACAGATGAAGATGCGGTCAAAACTGCATTAAAGCATTTATTAAGAACTAGAAATTTTGAGAGACATTTTCATCCTGAAATAGGCACACAAGTACATTCTTTATTATTCGAACCATTTTCATCTGCAGTGAAAATTGCAATGGAAAGAACAATAAAAGAATCTATTGAGAAATTCGAGCCAAGAGTAAGATTAATTTCTGTTAAGATTACAGAAACAGCAGATGTTAATGATCTAGATGTTAATATTACTTTTACATTAAGAAATACAGAAGCACCTATAACAATTCAAACTTTAATAAGTAGAGTAAGATAATGGCTAATTACAGAATAGCAGAACTAGACTTTGATTCAATTAAAACGAATCTAAAACAATTTCTAAGCAATTACAGAGATAAAGATAATAATCTTATTTTTAAAGATTATGATTTTGACGCATCTAGTCTTTCTATATTAATAGATCTTTTATCTTATAATACTCATTATAATGCGTATTTAGGAAATATGGTTGCGAATGAGATGTTTTTAGATTCTGCAGTTAAAAGAGAATCTGCAGTATCTATTGCTAAGCACTTAGGATATACTCCTTTATCATATAGAAGTGCTAGAGCAAAAGTAGCATTTACAGTACAAGACCCCGCAGGAAATCCATCCACATTAACATTACCTAAATTTTCACCTTTTACAACTACAATTAATGGGCAACAATATACCTTTGTAAATCTTGATGCTGTTACAATATCACCATTAGATGGGGTATATTCTTTTGCTGATGTTGAAATTGTCGAGGGAGTTCCTTTAGTATATTCTTATAGAGTAGATGTATCTGGTCCAAGTGAAAAATATACAATACCTAATAAGAATGTAGACACAAGTACTTTAAGAGTAACTGTTCAAAATTCATATACAGATTTAACAACAACTACATTCACTTTAGCTGAAAATTTATCAAGTATTACCTCCACGGCAAAGGTATTTTTTATTGAAGAAAATCCTTCAGGATTTTATGAGATATTTTTCGGGGATAATGTTATTGGAGAAAAATTAAGACCTGGAAACATAGTAACAATCGAATATCTAGTTAGTAACGGAGATTCTTGTAATGTTTCGGGTAATATAACACAGGTGTTTTCATTAGGTTCTACAGTTGGCGGTGTTGTTTTAAATAACAGCATAGTTGCAACTATAAACTCATCCGGCGGCGATGTAGGAGACACTATAGATGAAATTAAATTTAAAGCTCCTCGTTTCTTATCATCATATAATAGGGCAGTTACTTCATCAGATTATAAAGCAATAATTGAAGCCAATTACCCGTTAGTAGAATCTATTTCAGTTTGGGGAGGGGAAGATAATGATCCTCCTAAATATGGCAAGGTTATAATATCATTAAAACCGTATGATGGATTTACTGTTAGTGACGCAATTAAAAATAATATTAAAAACAATATATTAGCAGATAAAAAAGTAATGTCAATAATTCCAGAATTTATTGATCCAAATTATCTTTATATTAATCTAGACACAAAAATTAAATTCTCATCTAAAAATTCTAGATACACAGCATCTCAAATTGAAATTTTAGTACGTTCAGAAATTGAAAATTATTTCAAAACCGAATTACAAAAATTCAATAAAAATTTTATATATTCTAAAATGTCTAAAAAGATTGATGCCATAGATTCATCTATTATCGGAAATGTATCTACAATAAAGGTACAAAAAAGAATTGTTCCTGTTATAGGAGCACAAAATGGGTATACAGGTTCTTCAATTATAAAATTTGCCAATAAGTTAGTTTCGGGTAGTATAACTTCTACTGCATTTTATTATACAGTAAATGGAGTAGTGTATACTGCATATTTGCAAGATAATATTACATCTGCAACAACTGGGACTTTGGATCTTTTGGATTTTTATACGAATAGTGTTTTAGTATCTTCTATAGGAACGGTTAATTATACCGCAGGAGAGATATCATTTAGCAGATTAAATCCTACAGGTTATCTTGAAAACGCAACAGACATTAGAATATATTCTAGAATTACAGAATTAGATATTGCATCTACAAGAGATTTAATATTAGTTATAGACGATAGTAAAACGGATACTACAACTAAAAGAACACCCGGATTATCAGTAACAGTAACAGTAGAATAACATGACAACAATTTTTGATACTGTAGAATTATCGGGGCCATTAAAATTAAATGGTATCTCGAAAACTAATAAATTTAGAGGTAGCTTTACTGGCTGGTTTTATCCATTATTTTTAACAAGAAAAGAAGCAATACAGGAAGATATAAACCGAGGCGGTAAGGGCATATATCAAGTAACTGAATTTTTTGATAGAGACGGTGAATTTTATACTGCAGATAGTTATGGATTTTATGGGGAATTAAAGGACCCGTTAATATACACATTACACGTTGGCAACGGCGCAGAGAATCCTTTCTCAAAGATACAAAACAGATTATCATTATTAATCGAAAATCAATTACCAGATTTTGTACAAACAGATTATGGTATGTTTGTGACTTTCCTAAAAGCATATTATGAGTTTTTAGAACAAAATAATCAAGCACAAGAATTGCTTCAAGATATTACTAAGTATGCAGATATTGATGAAACGTCTGAAGAAATGATTAATAAATTTTTAGAAAATTATGCTCAGGATATTTCCTCATCTAATATCGTAGATAATAAAGCTTTAGTAAAAA